TATGTTTGAAGAAGCAAGCGGTATTGTGAACGTCCTTCAAGGTAAAGGGGAAGCTGGTGTTCGTTCTAGTGGTCATGCCTCACAATTAGCCCGTCTAGGTTCATCAAGAGCTAAAAAGAGGGCGTTAATTGTTGAAGACAGCCTTGAGAAGCTTGCCACACTCTATTTGAAGTGTATGCAAAAATATGACAACACGCATTTCACGGATATGGAAGGCAGAAAGTTTATTGCTGAACAATTTACCAGTGATTATGTGGTCAAGGTAGATGCTCACAGTAACTCACCCATTTTTATGGAAGACCAGAGGCAATTGGCGTTTAATTTATTAAAAGCAGGGGCTATTGACAAAGAATCTTTGCTTGACTTACTTGAGCCTCCTATGAAACAATTATTGAAAGACCGATTGAAGAAGATGGAAGCCAAGCAAGCGCAACAAGCTCAACAACAAGCTCAAGAACCAAAAGACAAGCCAGAACCAAAAGGTAAACCAGATTTAAAACAGGTGGGATGATGGCAACAGACACTCAAACACAACCTAAAGCTGACCAACCAAGGGTCAGTACAACTTCTCTCAAAAGAGGCGAATCTACGCCTAGCTTGACATACAGAGAACCAAATGTTAAAACTATGTCTGGGGGTAGAACTCAACGTAATTACGCTCGACAAGGACGTTCTTAATCAACAAGGAGTACACTATGTACAAGATGGCTAAACGTGGTCGTAAAACCAGGCGGTAAAAGTTTCTTTCTGCAAAGAAGAAAAGGGGTGTCTCGCTCTCCCTTAAAATGAGTGGGAAAACTTTAAGGAGCACTACCATGCGTAGAGGTCGTAAAGGACGTAAGTCACGTAAGTGATTTTTGTAGCGTTTTGGGCGTTTCGACACAAAAACTCCCACCTATTGACAAGTTGTTTGTAAATGGTTACAAACGACACTAAGGAGTTTAGTATGAGCGTACCGTCAGACAAGTTAATGGAATTGATGCGTGGACCAAGAAGTGGTAACGCACAAGCACCTATGCCTATGGAGCAACCTGGTGCTATGTCCGATGTTGAAACGCCTCCAATGTCTTCACCTATGTCTACGCCTGAACCCAAGATGGGAAGCAAAGAAGGTGCAATGATTAATCTTGCAATGGCAATGGACTTACTCGAACAATCTTTACCTGCCCTTGGTTCTGAGACAGAAGAAGGTCAGAAAGCACTTGGTGCTATCCGTACATTGACTGGCATACTCGGTCCACGGAAAAATAAAACAAACGAATTACAGCAATCTGAAATTTTGCAGATGCTACAAACATTACCTCAAGCTGGTGGTGCAACGCCTGAAGGTAAAGCAATGTCAGCAGCACCAATCCCTGGTATGCCCCCTCAAGGTGGTGGTATGCCTCCCCCACCCCCAATGTCCCCAATGTAAGGAGTAATCATGGATTTATTTAAGCCAAGAGGCGCAGCAGCCCCACGTAGACCAACAGATACCAATCAGCAAAATGGCGTTGTAACCAACACACCAAGATACGCTGCATTGGGTGGACTCAATGGTGCAAACAAAGTTAGTAAAAACGCAATGGGTGTTAAAAAACCTGCTGACGGCAAAAAAGTTATTTAGTTTAAAAAGAGGGTTGTATCATGTCTTTAGAAAATTTGTCATTAGAAGCACGAGATGAATTGGCTCAGTTAGCCCAAACAATGGCTGAAGACCCAAAGACTCGGGAAGATTTCTTGCGTCTAACTCAACGGGTGAAACCCGATATGCAAATCCCTGAGATTCAAATCAAGGATATGACTAGAAATGAGTTAGCTCAGATGCGTCAAGAAAACGATGCTCTACAGGCAAAGTTTAGAGAGCGTGATGCTATTGATGATTTGAACAAACGCAGAGCCAGTTTGGTTAAAAAAGGTTTGGTCGCTTCTGAGGATGATATTCCAGAGGTAGAAAAAATCATGATGGAGAAGAAAATCCATGACCATGAAACTGCTGCGGACTATTTAAATTGGATGAAACAAGCTGCCAAGCCCACCTCATCTGGTTACAATCCTAACGCTATGAACAAGTTTGACTTGTCTGCGTACTGGAAGAATCCTGCCAATGCTGCTCGTAATGAAGCAGCAAAGGCTTTGTCTGAACTCCGCAATCCACGGAGTAGACCAATCGGATTATGAGTTTTAAAGAGGGTTTAATTTGTCGGGGCAGAAATGCCCATCTTTAAGGAGTCGTTATGGCTATAGGTGGTGGTATTCTGCCAGCAACGGGGTCAAGTCAGTTTACTGAATTAACTTACGTTACCCGCAGAGCCTTTATTCCAAAACTCGTTGTACAACTGTACAACTCCACGCCATTGATGGCAGCGTTGATTGCAAACAGTCAACAAGCTTCAGGTGGTGTTTCTTCAATTACCGTCCCTGTTCAAGGTGCACAGTTTGTAAATGCTCAGTGGTCAGACTACTCTGGTTCATTCAACCAGCCTTCTGTCCAACAAGGTGCTTATAACGCTGAATACGACTTGAAACTGATGATTTCTCCCGTCCCATTCTTGGGTATGGAGGGTGCAGTACAGCAAGACGCAGCAATTATCCCGTTGATTGAAGCTCGTATGAACGATGCAACCAATGTGATGATGGACGCAATGGCAACAGCCTTGTACACCAATTACACTAACACTCAGCAGTTCATTGGATTGCCTGGTGCTATTGATGACGGTACAAACCTTGTCACTTACGGAAACATTAACCGTAATACTTACACATGGTGGAAATCTAAGGTTTACGCTGCTGGTAACGTCAATCCAACAAGACAAAACATTCTTCAGTATATTTCTGGAACAACTAAAAACGGTGCAGAAATGCCTTCGTTTGGTGTTTGCGGATTTGGTACTTGGACTTTGTTGGCTCAAGACTTTGTAGGTCAAGAGCAATATGTTATTACCCCAGGCTCTGGCTTTGACGGTGATAACAACGGTCCTCAAGCTGCTTTCAGAGCGTTGATGGTCGCTGGTGTTCCAATTTATCCAGACCCCTATTGTGCAGAAGGTGCAGTCTACTTCATTAACACAAACTACTTGAACTTGTACATCCACGAGCAAGGTTCATTTGTGTTTACTGGATTTGAGTCTACATTACCTAACTGGCAAATCGGTTACGTTGGTGCGGTTATCATGATTGCCGAATTGGTAAGCGTGAAGCCTAAGTCAATGTCTAGGGTTTCTGGCTATAACTATTTATCACTATAAGGAGAAATAGTCATGTCATTAGGCTTAAACAAAATCATTCTTGCAAACGCAAGTACCAACACGGCAGGTGCATACTGGCAATTAACTACTGTAACGGCTAACAACGCTACAGTATTAATTCCCGCAGGTACATACCTTGCTTTTCCTACAGCTAACGTCACTATTGAAGCAGTAAATGCTTACAATGCCACAACCAATGTTGCGACATTTGTAACTTTGATTGCTAACAATACTGGTGGTGTTGTAATATCTGACGGTGTAAACGTCCGTGCAAACGTGATTGTCGCTACTTCAACTACCATGATACTGGCAACAGTCAATGGTGGTCAGTCAGTATCTGGCACTTACAACACTTAAAGAAAGAATAGCATGGCTAATCTAGATGCAGTAGCACAAAATACTCCAGTAAGTTTTGGCAGTTATGCCTTAGTTTCTGTAAATCAAGTGTCTCTTGGCTCTACTGGCAATGCTGTTGTCTCTTTACCAGTTCTATCTGGTGGACTTACCGTTGGTGGGTCTACCTCTAGTTCTGGTCAAGTTATCTTGAGAAGAATCACAGTTCAAAATGCAAATGCAAACGTGGCTTTAGGCAACGTAAGTATTTTGACTACAAATGATGGGAACGCCAGTAATGCGGTTGTTGCTGCCACTTTGTTGTCTAATTTGACGGCTGTCGATAAATTTCAAGATTTAACAATAGCAAGTCCGTATCTAGCTTCTACGACCATTAACGGTTACAACACGCAAGCTTTGTATGTGAAAGTCAATACTGCGGTAGCAAATGCCACAGTAGACATTCGTATATATGGTGACACGGTTTCGGGTTAATGGAAGACGTTTACGTTACCAACAACGGAGATGACACGCTGACGGATAGTTGGTGTGGCGTTTCCTATGTATTCAAAAAAGGTGTGACAGTGCAGATACCACCAGATGCTGCACAACACATCTTTGGTCACGGTATGGAGAATAAAGAATCTTATCTAGCTCGTTTGGGTTGGATAAAAGTTCATTCTGATTTACCACAAGGTATGGAGAAGTTAGCGCAATTTAATATTTCCGCAACTCCTCCTCAAAAAGACAGCTATCAACCCTCGGCTGTAGGCGTAGTACCTCTGCATGTTAAAAGACATGCGGGGGGAAAATCCTTGCAGAGGCAAGCATAAACTATGGAAGTTAAATGGCAACTCTCTCTTCCTATCTCACGGAAGTTCGTAGGCTCTTGCACGATGCCAACGGAGTATTCTGGTCTGACTCCGAATTAACAGATGACATCAATGATGGTCGTGAGAGAGTCGTTAGAGATACAGGTTGCCTTCGTACACTTACCATTTCAAATACACCAATAGCAGCAACGGGTGATGCTGCCATTGCTTGGTCTGCTGGTTTGGTTGTAACTTCTGGTCAGTATATTTTTAGTAATATCTTTACTTACCAAGTTACCACCTCTGGAACTTTGGGAACAACTGCCCCACCCTACCCATCTGTTTCTGGTGGTTTCCCACCCAGTACGGCTTTTGCCAATGGAACAGCTTATTTAACGTATTACGCACCTTGTGAGATTATTCCTTATTCAGCAATAAACACCACAAATCAGATATTAGATACGCTCAATGTCACAATTTATTGGGGAAATTCACGTATTCCCCTCAGATATTTGCCGTGGTCGTTGTTTAACGCACAGCTCAGATATTGGCAAAACTATGTAGGTAGACCTGTTTGTTTTTCTATTTATGGACAACAACAAATCTATATTGGTCCAGTACCTGACCAGAGTTATATGATGGAAGTTGATACGGTGATATTGCCTTTGCCTTTATCACAGAGCAATTCTTCTGCCGTAGACCCTATCAATGACCCGTTTACTACGCCAGTTGCTTTTTATGCTGCTTACAAAGCCAAGTACAAAGAGCAAAGTTATGGTGAGGCAGAGATTTACAAACAGGAATACAACAAGCACGTTCAGGCTGCTATTAATAGTTCCTTTACTAGACGTATCCCTGACCCTTACTCTAACCCCTACTAATCATGGCAGCAGCAGAACAAAAAAAGTCCTATGCCATCATTAAAGCTTTTAAAGGGTTAAACACCAAAGCTAACCGCACGGCTATTGAGAAAGAAGAGTTCTCTTGGCTTGAAAATGCTATGCCTATTGGTAGCGGTAATATTCGCATTATTGCTTCTCAGTCTAATGTGACTTATGCAAGCAATAGTTCTAACAACATTGTCACATCAGCCAATGTCACTTCTTTATATTCTGCAAACATCAACTTAACAGATTATTTGGTGGCTTTTGAAGATGATGGACGAGCTGAATACGTTAGTTTAACAAGTACAGGTTCAGGAAATACATCAGGTAGTATTGCAAGTGCCAGTACTTTTAGTATAACTGGAGTC